TACAGAGCCTTTTGAGCTACAGGTCAAGCGCGGTCAAGTCGGGTGGCATTACGCTATTTTCAAGTTTGGCTTCAACCCAGATGTTGATGACAGCTTAGAAACCATATGGGCTGAAGGCGGACTATATAGCTACATTGAAACCGCTACGGTGCTTAAAGTATCTAGCTCTTCTGCAAACGATACGTCCGCAGGGACTGGTGCGCGCACTGTCACTTTATCCGGGTTAGATGCGAATTACGCAGAAATCACCGAAACAGTAACGCTTAACGGGCAGACCCCGGTCAACACGACCAAAACGTATATCCGAATCAACCGCATGGTGGTAAATACTGCTGGGTCTGGCGGTCAAAATGCAGGCGTAATCTACGCAGGCGATGGCACCGTTACATCAGGTGTCCCTGCTGAGAAGTATGCAACGATTGCAGCGGGGGACAATCAGTCACTTATGGCACTGTGGACGGTTCCAGCAGACCATACAGCGTATTTACTTCAAAAAGACATTACTGCTGCTACGGCGCAAAACAACAAATACGCAAACATTCATTTGGTTGCGCGGCCTTTTGGTGAGGTGTTTCAGACAAAAGATAAGCACGTTATTGACAATGGTGCGCTGCATCAGGCTTACAGTATTCCGCTCAAGTTTGAGGAAAAAACAGACTTGGAGGTTCGCTGTATAGGGGATTCTGCTGGTGCAAACATAGCAGTATCAGCAGGTCTGGACATCATATACATACGAAACGGTGATTCTCTGTGAACGCAAAACGGCTAGAAGAAGGTAGTGAATACGCCGAATACGATGCCGATGGCGACGGCGTGGTTTCTGATGAAGAAATAGAAACTAGCAAAGAGTTGTTAGAGCTAAAGCTTCACCATGAACGTGCGGATGCACAACGCGCCATGAGTTGGTTTGCCTTGTGGGGAATGCTTTTGTACCCGTCACTTGTGGTCGCATCGGAGTTTTTCGGCCTGTCTCAAGCGGCAAAGATCTTGGGCGATATGGCAGCAGTCTATTTCGTCTCTGTTGCAGGTATACTGGCGGCATTCTTCGGTGCTCAAGCGTGGTCAAGCAGGAGATAAAATGTATCACTACAAGGCTAAACTTGTTCGGGTCATTGATGGAGACACCATAGATGTGGACATTGATTTGGGCTTCGACGTTTGGCTGAAAAAACAGCGTATCAGGCTCGCAGGCATTGACGCACCGGAGTCCCGCACTAGGAACAAGGCTGAGAAGGTCTTGGGGCTGGCAGCTAAAGCCCGACTTGTGGAGCTTTGTTCTGACGAGATGCAGCTAGAATCCCTCGGCAAAGGCAAGTATGGCCGCATCCTAGGCATTCCAAAGACCTCCGAAGGTGCCAGCATGTGCCAGATTCTCATCGATGAAGGCCATGCCGTGGAGTATTGGGGCGGTAAAAAAGTTAAGGTTTGGGCGTAACTACGCAGACTAATAGCAAATAAGGGACAGATTATGAGCATTGTTGCATCACTGGTCGGACCTGTAACGGGCTTACTGGATAAATTCATTGAGGACAAGGATCAGAAGAATGCCTTGGCTCACGAAATCTCCACCATGTCGGAGCGTCACGCTCAGCAAATTGCTCTTGAGCAGATAGAAGTTTTGAAGCTCGACGCAAAGGGCAATTGGTTCCAATCGTCGTGGCGACCCTTAGCGGGCTATACATGCGTGCTGGGGTTAATGGTGAACTTCCTAATTTCGCCTATCGCAGCGGGGTTTGGCTTAATCATTCCTCAAGCCGATGCTGGCGTGATGATGCCGCTTCTTCTTGGTATGTTGGGGTTGGGCGGCGCTAGATCATTTGAGCGCGTTAAAGGTGTTGGTAAGTAATGAGCAAGCTTGTTGAAATGATAAAACGCCATGAAGGCGTCAAATCTAAGGTTTATTTGTGCTCCGCTGGCTACGAAACCATAGGCGTCGGGCGAAATATCAGCGAGTCTGGCCTTGGGCTGTCTGATGATGAGATCGAATACCTGCTGGCGAATGACATAGCGCGAGTGAAAGACGAGCTATCGGATGCTTACTTTTGGTTCAACGGCATCAACGAAGCGCGGCAAGATGCAATGATCGACATCTGTTTTAACCTTGGTTTGACTAGGTTGCGCGGTTTTGTAAATGCTCTTGAGGCAATGTCGCGTGAGCAGTTTGATATTGCCGCAGATGAGTTTATGGATAGCCGTTGGGCTTCCCAAGTAGGTAACCGTGCGGTTAGAGTAACGGAGATGATCCGCACAGGTGAGTATCGTTAATGCCTTTACAAAAATACATATTTAACCCTGGCATCAATAAAGAGGGCACCGATTATACGGCGGAAGGCGGCTGGTTCGACGGGAACCTAGTTCGCTTTCGCAAGGGCTTGCCAGAAAAAATTGGTGGGTGGGTTAAATACATTACCGCTTCCTTTAACGGAACAGGCAGAAAGCTTTTTGGTTGGACCGCCCTTGATGGCACAAACCTTTTAGGTCTTGGAACAAGAACAAAGCTGTACATTCAGTCAGACAGCAGCTACAGCGACATAACGCCTATACGATCAACTACCTCTGCTGGCGATGTAACTTTTGGCGCAACTGACGGCTCAAGTTCAATCAATGTAACTGACAGCAACCACGGCGCCGCTAAAGGTGACTTCGTAACTTTCTCAGGTGCAGCGTCACTTGGCGGCAACATCATCGCTGCTGTGTTGAATCAAGAGTACGAGATTGATTCGATTACGAGCACCAACGTGTATGTGATCACCGCCAAAGACACTTCTGGAGCTACCGTAACCGCCAACAGTAGTGACAGTGGCAATGGCGGAAGCTCAGTGGTGGGCGCGTATCAGATCAATGTCGGCCTTGATGTGTTTGTGAGCGGCACCGGCTGGGGCGCGAGCACTTGGGGAAGTGGCGGATGGGGTTCTACCAGTCCTCTTAGCTCCCTTAACCAGCTTCGCTTGTGGTCCATGGACAGTTTTGGCGAAGACTTAATAGCAAATGTGCGTTCAGGTGGTATTTACTACTGGGATACCAGCGCAAAAACGCTAGGTACAGACAGGGCGGTAAACATATCCGCTTTGACAGGGGCTAACTTTACGCCGACAGCCGCCCTTCAAGTTTTGGTATCCGACGTGGATAGACACGTCATTGCACTAGGCGCAGACCCAATAAACGACGCAGCAACTGCCAGAACAGGAACTATTGACCCCTTGCTTGTTGCCTTCTCTGACCAAGAGAACCCCGCAGAATGGTTCCCCACGGCAACCAACACCGCCGGTTCACTGCGCTGTTCTGCGGGATCACAAATCATCGGTGGCCTTAGAGCGAGGCAAGAGACTTTAATCTGGACCGACGTGGCGCTGTACAGCTTACAGTTTATTGGCGCACCACTGACTTTTGGGTTAAATCTGATTAACGAGGGCGTGAGCTTGGTTGGGCCCAACGCAGCTATAAATACGCCATCAGGCGTGTTTTGGATGGACAAGAAAGGATTCTATTCTTACCAGGGCGCGGTTCAACCTGTTCCCTGTAGCGTCAGGTCTTATGTGCTGGATGACTTTAACGAAGCGCAGGCTTTTCAGGTCTTTGGTTTTGTGAACAAGCAGTTTGATGAAGTAGGTTGGTTTTACTGCTCCTCTGACTCAACTGTGATTGATCGATATGTAACGTACAACTATGTCGAGCAGACGTGGGCCATAGGCAATCTATCGCGCACTGCTTGGCTAGATGAAGGCATAGAGAGCTTTCCTCGTGCAACGGGCACTTCCAGTAGCAGCAACTATGTCTTTAGCCATGAAACAGGGTTTGATGATGAAGACTCGCCAATGGACAACGTGTTTATTGAAAGTGCCGACTTTGACCTAGGTGATGGCGAAGAGTTTCAGTTTATCCGCAGGTGCATACCTGACGTTAAGTTTACGGGTAATTCCGGCTCTACACAGACCATGAACTTTGTTTTAAAAGCGCGCAACTTCCCAGGCGAATCACTTACTACGGATCAAACGACAGCGTTTACGGGAAACACTACTAAGATTGATACTCGTGCTAGAGGCCGACAAGCTGCTGTTCGCTTTGAATCAGATGACGATGGGGCTACTGGTGATCGTTTAGGGGTTGGCTTTAGGATTGGTGGTACAAGGCTTGATCTACAGCCTAATGGTCGAAGATGAGCAAGATTTTACAAGGACGTTTGCCTTTTGCTCAGAACGGCGTCTCTGTAGACAGCGGCACGTTTAACAGAACAATACGGCTTCTGGAAATCAGCCTAGACTCGTTTAATCCAGATTCCACGCCGCAGTTCTCAAGGAAAGATAGAGACACGTTTAAGTTTAACGCTGGCGATGTGATTTGGAATACATCGATTAATACGTTACAAGTATACGACGGTGACGCTTGGATAAGTTTGTCCCAAGAGTTGCCATATGCGACTGACCCGCTTGAGGCGACAGGCCAAGTGGGCGCGGTCCAGGTAATAACCAACGGCAATATAGTAGTGAGTGTAGGTTCATGACAAAACTATGCCCTAGAGGTAAGGCTGCAGCTAAACGCAAGTTCGATGTTTACCCTTCAGCTTACGCAAATGCGTATGCCAGCAAGATATGTGCAGGCAAGATCAAAGACCCTTCTGGAGTGAAGCGTAAAGACTTCAAAGGACCAAAGCCTAAAAACATGAATGGTGGTGGGTTTGCTGCTAAGCGGGCCAGAGTTATTGATCCGAGAGGATTTAATGGCATGTTGTCCGGCAAGCGGCCAAGGACGAAGCTTACATGAGCTTGAAAGAATGGTTCGGCAAGGGCGAAAAAGGTGATTGGGTTGATATCGGGGCGCCAAAGGTAGACGGTAAGTTCCAAGCCTGCGGACGTGCTAAGGTGAAAGGCTCAAAGCGCAAGTATCCCAAGTGTGTGCCTAGGTCAAAGGCAAAAGCCATGAGCGAGTCTGAACGATCTAGCGCGGTCAAGCGTAAGAGATCCAAGAAGCAGGGGGTTGGTGGCAAACCGACTATGGTGAAAACTTTCGCGAAAGATGGCGGGCTTATCACAAAAAGAAACCACAGAGGATGTGGCGCTGTGATGCCTGATCGAAGAAAGAAAACAAGGTACTCCTGATGTTCAAACGTTATGCTCAAGAGTTTAGCGGCGGCGGTGAGGTCAAAGGCGGCAGGTCTAGGGCCGCTAAGCGTAAGCGCGAAAACCCAATACCGAAGACAACCAAGGGTAAATCTGCTAATTATCTGCCTACAAAAGAAGGCGCGGGGATGACAGAAGCAGGTGTAAAGGCCTATCGTAAAGCAAATCCTGGTAGTAAACTGCAGACGGCTGTAACAGAAGATAAGCCTACGGGCAAGAGGGCAAAGCGCAGGAAGTCTTTTTGTGCTCGATCTGCTGGACAGATGAAGAAGTTTCCGAAAGCGGCAAAAGATCCTAACTCAAGATTGCGTCAGGCGAGACGCAGGTGGAAGTGTTAAATGTCTAATCAGTACAGAAACTTAGATGTCGGTCAGCGACAAGCTCTTGTTGGTCAAGGTGTAGAACAGGCCTACAGACAAGCAGATTTTGGACGGTTTCCTGCTAGTAAACTAGAGGAAATGAACCCTGGGCTAAGGGTCAATCCGGCCACAGCGCAATCTGCTTTTCTTGGCAATATGGCCAACCCATTTGCTGCAGGCTTTCAACAACAACGCATGCCTGGCGCCCAATACGCAAACTACGAAAGAATGGCGCCAAATGTTGGCGGTCCCCTTACAGCACCGCAAGTGCCAGCAGGCTACGTTCCACCTGGAACTCAGCCAGAAACCATTAAGGTTTACCCAGACGGCACACCTGTTCCAGAAGAAACAGATACAGATGTCTTTGACCCGTCAGATATTGAAAGCAACAAAGATCAGTTTTTAATTGACATAAACCAGACGAGAGCGGAGCAAGGCTTGCCGCTTTTTAGGACGTTTGAAGAATACATTGCTAATGCCATAGGTGATGTAGGGACTGGTTATATAGGCATGGCTGAAGGCGGTATTGCTTCACTTGATCCTATGTACATGGCTGAAGGCGGAATCATGAGCACTATTGGTGGCGCTCTTCGCGGCATCGGTAGCGGTATTGGTAGAGGCATTGAGGCGCTAGGTGGTTTGGCTCAGCAAGGTCTTAAAAACTACGAAGCAAATCAAAAAAAATTCGGTATTCAACAAAAGCGACTTGAAGACATGACTCGTGAAGAGCTTCTTGAATACATCAAGAGCGGCGGCAAGTCTCCGGCTGGCGGTAACAACCTAGGCGGATTAAAAAATCTAGCTAACATGTTTACGGACAGCGTAATGAATAGGCCCACTGGCGGCACAGCCGCGTTAGGAGAGATGGGCGACTTATCCATGCTTGGTTATGCGGACGGTGGCGACGTTGAATACCCCCGCATGAACGGCCCGATTTCTGGCCCAGGCACCGAAACATCTGATGACATACCCGCAATGCTTAGTGATGGTGAGTTTGTAGTAAACGCCAAGGCTGTTAGAGGTATTGGAAGATTGGAAGGCGCTGGCAAGTCCAAGGAAGAGCAGCGCAGGGAAGGTGCTCGCATGATGTATGCGTTGCAGAGAGCCGGTGAAAAGGCAATGAGGAAAGCGTAATGGCTAAGAAAAAATACCCAATGAAGGGTCAGGCT